GCTCTATTCTGTTCTGTTCCTGCTATTTTTAATGCTGATTGTACGAGCTCTACATCTTCTTCAGCTTGTGCACCAAATGCATCTGTGGTTGCAGAAGGTTGATTATTATTAATTAAATTAGTTGCATTATCTAATGCATCTTTTACTTTTGTAAAACCTACTCCAGTTGTATAAATATCTTCATCTCCAAAAAGAGCTGGGTCTCCACTAGCTGCTTGAATTTTATCTACAGCTGCACTTAATGCAGTTAATGCAGTTGCAAATCCTCCACCATTGTCAGTTTGAGATGCTATTTCTGCCGCCTCTGTTTTAGCTAATCCTATCTCTGTTGCAGCATTTGAAATATTTGTAATGGCTGTATCAACTCTTGTATTAAGCAAATCACATACTGCTTGTGTTTCATCTAACTCTGTATTTGTTGCAGTAAATGCTGTGTCTATATCACTGTTGCTTTGTATGTTATTCATCAATCTTTGTAAAGCATTTCTACTAGCATATAATACAACTGCGTATTCTGCTTCGTCAGGAAAGTTAGGTATACCACTTGCTCCATCTCCATGAGCTACAGTAATTGAAGTATCTATACTAACAACTCTACTATCATTGCTTGCATTGCTTCCTGGATAAGTATTTAAAACGTCTCCGTGAATAATATAAGCTGGGTCACTTTCAGTTGCTGCCTCCATATAATTTAAATCATTTACTCTACCCATCATACTAGATGGTAGATTTCTACAAGGCATAAATATTTTAGATGAATGGTTATTATCTTTTCTTACAACAGATAAAATTCTTTTACCTTCTACATCTATAGAATTTGTAAAAGAATCATTAGTAGCTACCCTCTCTAATTTTTCTGGAGGTAGAATTTCTAAAACTTCTCTAGCTCCTGCTGTTAGCCAATCAGATAGTGCTAAATCTTCTGTACTAGCAAACCCTGTTAATGCATCTACTTGATTTTTAAATGTTTCAGCCATTACTTACCCTGCCCTCTATTTCTTTTTTTATAATATTTACTACTCATTTTATTTCCAAATTTTGTTCTATGACTTTGTCCTTGTCTAGTTTTCTTCTTACCATTCGTATGCCTTTTTACCTGTGGTCTTAATCCTCTCATTAAAATTCTGTTTTAAATGGGTTTCTATCTATCATTGGTTTTAAATATGCTGCTTCTTTTTTTCTTCTAGTTGAATACCTATCTCCAAAGTCCATAAGCTCATCATAAATAGATTTATACATATCAATATTAACTGGGTCCTCTACTAAATCCATAAGTTTTTCAACAAATTTTGGTGTTTTTGGGTCAAACTTTTCTGTATCTGGGTCATCAATCATAAAGCTTGGACCATACTGATAACCTACAGAACCTATTACTGTTTGCATTTCTGGCGGTAAATCTGCTAAATCCATACCAAAAGTTTCTGCAAAATTAGACCTTAATGTTTCTGTTGTTTTTCCTTTTATAAAAGCATTCAAAGCATCTGATTCTTCTTGTGTTATAGTTAATGGATTTGCGTCTTCATACTTAAAAGCTTCCATCCCTTGTAATCCATAGTATTCGTCAAACCTATCTAATAATTCTTGGTCATCAAATCCTGCAAAATCTTCTCTGGTTCTTGCTCCTAAATCTATTCCTGTTCCTACAGTAACTCCAGACTTAGAACCTTCAGGGTCAGGTACATTTGCTTCTAATACATTCCCTTCTAACTCTCCAATAAGACCATAATTTATTTGTAATTGTTTTAAAGGGTCTTCTTGCATTGGTATCATAAAATCTTTTGGAGTATCATCATACAAGTCTTGTACGGATTTCATCTCTTGATACTCTTCAGCTGTCATAGCACCATTAAGCAATCTATTCTCATCACTTAACATTGTACTATATATATCTTTTATTATATCTTTCATTATCTATACCTTGCTGTCTTCTTAGCTTTCTTTTTAACTGGCATTATTTTTTATAACCTTTTTTTATTCTTTTTTTAACAACTCTTTTTTTCATTTTAGGTTTTACTACTTTTTTCTTTTTCTTCATTCCGTACATATTATACTTCCTTCTATTTGATTTTATGGTTTTAGCTTTTATCATTTCCAAAAATCATCTTATCCATTTTCTTTGCTCTATCTTGTTCATTGCTTTTATTAGTTCTTTCAATGTGCTTATCCATACTCATACTACCAAAATCTATTTGGTCTTTTCTAATAGCAGTTGCCATTGGCGTTTCTCTTATAACAAACTGAGTGCTCCACTTTGAGGGGTGTGCTCTCTTTCCACAAGATGGACAATTAAAGTGTCCTTCTTTATTTGGTTTGTTACAATGCTGACAATCCATTTATTATCCTGTTGAAACAATAATATATGCAACTCTAGTTCTATCCAACATTACTGCTTGAATATCAACAATAGCATTGTTTGTGCTATCAAGAGTTTGAATGTAGTCATTGATTTCTTTAGCTAAAGAACCTGCTACACTACTTGCTGCTGGGCTAACGTCATTAATAATTACTTTTGTAATTGTATTATAATCTGCCATTTTATTCTCCTATTAGTTTAAAATTCTTTTTGGATTTTGGGGTTGAACCTTTATACGAACAACCCCACAGTATCCAAGACTGTTAATCCTCACGGATTAGTTTATGCTATAGTTGTAGCGTTAGCTGAGAAATCAGCATCACTAAGGTCTTTAACAAACGCTTGGATAATCCACTGAGTACCATCAGAGATAAGTTCAACTCTATCTCCTGGGGTAGCTGCAGCAGTAAACACAAAGAAATCGTCACCAGTAACTGCAAAGTTACCAGCTGCACCATCTACTTCGTGTGCTTGTCCAATGTTATCGCCTTGACCTAAAGCAATGTTAACAACGTTGTTCATAGAACCATCAGTTGCTGCAATTCCTTCAGTTAGTACGACAGTACAATTCCATCCTATATATGAAACAGATGGAAGTGTTAAAGTGGTTTCTGCAGCAGGATTAACTACGAATAGTTTTCCTGAATCGTCTGCATCTAATGTCTTATCAGCAGTTACTGCTTCTACGACCCACTGTTTATACTGTTTACCATATTGTCCACTACTACTATTAAGTACGTTACTTCTAGCCATCTTACACTCCTTCTAAATTAATTAAGTAATGTGATTCTGGTAGACATACTTCTAGTCCAGCTTCAGTAAGAATCATATCTTTTCTTAGGTCTTCATCTGCACCTTGTACATTTGTCATAACCTGAGTATCACGATTGATTCCGTTACCTACTAATGGTCTGTAGTATAGTTTACTCATATCAGCCATAGCCATCATACCAGATGAATGTCCTCTAAATAGAGGTTCTTTCACTAAATACACTGAACCGTGAACTGTATTAATCTCCATTAACTGGTGACCATACTGTCCAGCTAGTTCATCCATATTGATTTGGTATTGTGTGCTAGCAGTTGATATATCAGAAAATGAGCCGTTACCCATTTTGTTAAAGAAAGAAATAACAGGAAGAGAAGCTAATGCTAATCTTTCGTTACTTCCACCTCTAGCAGGGTCAAACAATACTTCAAAGTCTGATAATAGTCTATCATAAGTAAGCTCTGAAGCTTGTGCAGTTCTGAAGTATGCTTTACCTGACTCATAAGATAAGTTAGATGTACCGCCTACTACTGTACTGTTTTTAATGATGTGACCTACTAGACCTTCTGAGTATTGTACTCCGCCTACTTTTGCTTTTTGATTGAAAAGAAATGCTCTTTCCATATCTATTTTGTGCTCTCTCATTTTTTGAGCTAACACTCTTTCAAACTCGTTAGATACTCCACGTAGTTGTGTTGCATATGCTGTGTTTGAAATCTCAGCAGCTGTTTTGAAAATCTGGGTATACCCATAATTATCTTCTAAACTGTCTGAGAAAACATCTGGTGACCCAGAACCTTCTGCGTAAGCTGTACCAATGATTTGTCCTTTTTTATTATCTAAAAGTTTATTTGCATTAGTTGCTGTTGATGATACAGAAATCACTTTACCAGTGAAAGTTGTATCAGCAGAATTTTGAACAGGTGCATCTTCTACTCTAACTATAATGTTAGCGTAAGTTGCATCTGCTTCAGTTCCACCTAGTGTTCTAACTGCAAAGACCATCCCTTTAACAAGGAAGTCTACTGCAGCTCCGTCAGCTGTATCTACAGTAAAAGCTACTATATCTCCAGCTACTTGTACTGCACTACTATCGTGATTACCTTTTAAAAGGAACTCTCTACTTGTATAATTAATCTTTGTTCTATCTTCAAGATAACGAAACAAAGAATCATCCGTAGGTAGTTTTGCAGTTTTGCTCAGGTATACGAAGAAAGGACTTTCGTCAGGTGCTAATTCAGCAATCCTATCAGAAAAGTTATATAGTCTTCTTCTATCTGGAGCAACTCCATAATCAGCAGATGTTGTAGCAGCAGTCAAGTTTGTTGACTTTATTTGTCCGCTTATTGCCATTTTATTCTCCTATTTATTTACGTTTTATTCCTCTACCAATACTACCAGAAGATGCTGCATTTAAGATTTGGTCCCACATTCCATCTTGTTCAGATTTAGTTGGAACACTTCCACCTTGTAAAACTCCAGCAGTTCTTGCTTGATTGCTTGTGTCAGGCTTTTGAATGACAGGTTCTTTATAATCGCCTTTATTCATTTTAAATAGCTTAACTAAGTTATCAAGTGGAACATTATCTTTTGGCTGTTGAGCAAATTGCATAAATTCCTGCACTTCGTCTTTATTCATACCAAATTGATTCTCGAGCTTGTTTACAGTTTGAGCAACGAATTGCTTCTGCTCTTGTCCTCTCATAGCATTGTTTACAGCATTACTTATTCTAGCTTCTTCTTCTTTCACACGAAAATCGTATGATTTAGAGCCAGGTTTATTGTACGCATCCCACGGATTGAAATCGTCTTCGTTTAACTGTGCTGTTTCAGCTTTGTTTTCTTCACCATTATTCCCGACAATCTTATCTCTTAAAGTCTCTACAAGGTCAGGTCTTTGCTCTAGTAAGTTTACTAATGGTTTATATTGGTCTAAGTGTTTCTTATCAGTAACAGCCTTGTCATACATAGACTGAAATTTCTTAGCTTCTTTTTGCCAATCCATTGCTTCTCCTTCTAAAGTACCTTCTTGTTGAGACTCAGCTTGAACCCTATCCATTGATTCCACAGCTTGAGTATCGGTTGTTGATGTTTCATTATCCATTATATTCTCCTTCGATGTCTAGTTCTTTTGTTGAGCAGAACTACGCTTGACTTCAGCCTCTACGACTTTCAGTTCTCCACGTAATTTCTCGAGTTCTAGCAACACCTTATCGTTTAGTTTGTTTTTACTAATACGCCTATCGGCAGTGGCGTTAGATTCTATATCTCTTAAACGTGTCTTAAATTTCTCAACTTCAGTACGTTTTCTATCAGATATAGATTCTCTTGTAGCCGTTTGCAGGTCTCCCTGTAAATTTTTTATTGTTTCTGACATACCAGCAACTTGTTGTTCCATTGCTGCTCTTTGATTCATACGCTGTAATATTCCGTCTTTATCAAAGATGTCTGGGTTTTTCTTCAACACTTCTACTTGGTCTACTAATCCCATTTGATATGCTTCCATATACACAGCTAACTCTGCATATTTACTTGTAGGCAATGTAGAGCCAGTCTCAATACCAACATCGTGCTGTTCAAGATTATGTTTATCTTTCTTTAAATCAAACACAACCCTTGTTTTATCAGAATAAATTTGAGCTAACTGCTCTGTTATATCGTTGTTTGGTTGTACCAAACGCATTAGCTTTGAAACTTCGTAATGTGTTTTAGCATAATTGTACATTACCTTACCTAATCTTTTTATACTAAATTCAACATCTCTAAGTTTTGATTTAGGTCTCTCACTACCTAAAGCTATAATTCTTTCTGTTCCTCTAGCAGTATCTGGTTGCTCTCCAACTCCTTGCATAATCTCTGGAATACCAAAAATAAAGTTAATATAAAACTCGCACTGCTGTATCAATCTGTAAAACTCTCCAGTCAAAGGTTGCGGAGCTGGATAGTGTGGCTCACCTTGAGATGAGTCTACTTCAATAACCGCATTTGGATTTGCCCAATCTTTTTCTAACTGTGAAATATTTTCAACACTTCCCATAGGAACCATAAGCTTTAAACCTGCAGAGGATTGTGCGTGAGACAGTGCTAACGACCATAACTTATTTAACAAACGTTGCATTGGTCTTGCCCTGGAGACATCAGAACGAGGATATGGAGTTTGAGTCCAAACATTTGCAATAGGTATTATAGGATAAACATCTGTGTTAAGAGTTGTTTCATATAGCACTATCTCACCAATGCTTGCAATTACCTTTATTCTATTTTGGTAAACTTGTATTATATCTACTTTACCATTTTCTACTAATTGTTTATTTTGCTCTAAAAATATTCTAAAGTCTGCTTCATCAACAATAAACTCTTTACCATTCTCATTATCAAGCAAACGATAAAAAGGAACTTTAACTTTTGTAAATCTTTCTAAGATTTGAAAGCGTTTATAATTTTGCTCTGTATATCCTTTGACCGTATCAGGTGTATAAACATTTAAAGAATTTTTGTTTATGTTATCTGGATAATCTTGGTCGTGAGTATACGTAGATATTTGACTTATTAACGGGTCTATTTCTTCTCCAGTTGATGGGTCTACACTTGAGCCCAACTCTGGATAAAGATTTAATACTTGTGTTTCAGTTAGAACAGTAGATAGAATAATATTGTCTGCATCTGTAAAAAATCTATCTCTTGATGAAGCTGGAACATACACTCTGAATGGGTCAAGGTATGAAAACTTAACATCTCCTTTACCAAAATCAGCATCATAATCTATGTAAGCATATAAAAAACCAAGCCCTACTACGCAATAATCGTGTATAGCTTGTTTAACTTGAGAATCTCCTTCTGAGTTTTGCCAAGAAAATCCCATTATCTCTCTCCAAAGATAAGCTAATGATGTATCTGAATCCTCTCTTGGAACGACTGTAAACGCTGGTGGTCTAGCAGTAAGCATACTTTTAAGCCTTTCAACTGCAGGAGATATTCTATCCATTGGAACATCTGCCTGGTTTCTTGATGCTAATTCATTAGACTCTGATTGAGTATAATGATTACCAAGATAAAAGTCTAAATCTTGTCTTGCATCAACCTCCCAAGCCTGTCTATCATTCTTATATCTATCAAATAATTCTTGATTAGTTAATGCTCTTTTGTCATATTCCATATTTTTTCCCTAGAAAAAGATGTAGTTTATCGTCTGAAATTTACAAAATTTGATAAAGTCGTAGCAAGAACTATCACTCAATACTACCTGTTATCCAGTTATAAACCTTATTTTTCTTTATGTTTACTTGTTTTTCTATTCTGTCTTTAAAATTTTTAGCATCTATAGCTGTACTGCTAGGTGCTTTAGCAAAGTAATCTGCATAATACAATCCATCCATCAAGTCATCATTCTTTGGCTTCGGATGTTCAAACAACTCATCTACTATTTCTGTCATATGTTTTTTAATATATAGCTTTTTTGAATTAACTATTGGACCCAGTGTGGTTTCTAATCTATCTTCCTTCTTAATACCATACGGAGGTTTTACTCCTTTAAATATACCTGGCATTAATCTTTTGTCAGCCACAGATATTCTACTTGTCATATCTCGTACCATTTCTTGAGCAGCTACTGTTTCAATACTAACTCTTCTTACTGGAGAATATTTCTTTGCCATCTTAACAATCTCTTCTGCCATATCAAACGCTGGTATCTTTTCTCTAAAATAATCTATGATGTATCTATTCTTGTTTGCATCAATACCCATAACCATAATCACTTGATAGTCAGATGTCTTTGTTGCGGTAGCAGCAAGGTCTACACCAATATATACATTGATTGGTATTGCTTCATCATTATCTACTAAATAACAAAACTTATTACGCACTTCAAACTTATGATTGTAGTATTGAAGTCTATCTACCTTGAATGCAGCAGACGCTGAGTCCCTTGCATCGTTCATATATTCTTGGGCAAACTTGTTTACTAGCCCAGCTTCTATAAATTCTCTTCTTTTATTTTCTAACTTTGATAAAGGAAACTGGTCTTTCCATAATGGCTTTCCATCTTCAATAGCTCTATGAAAGGTTAAGTCCCAAGGATAATCTCTGTTATTATTTTTTGCATCATTCCATCCATCTACAATGTTTTGCAAGAATGCGTCATAGTGTACAATCGTACCAGTCAGCCATATCCAACCTTCATTGCCTGGTGTTTCTTCAAGTGACGGGAATACAGTAGACACAATCCACTTCTTTAACTCTGCTCTTCTATCTGGCGTCTTGGTATTTAACTCGGATTCAAAGTCATCAAGAATAATTCCAGTATAACGAACACCTACTTCTGCTCTACCACGAAGTCTTTGGGCAGAACCTTTGGCTATAATTCTATCTCCTTTAGGAGTGACAATATCTTTTTCAGTCCATCGCTTACCTACAGAACCGCCATCCATATTACCAAAGTAGTAACGAATGATTTCATTTTCTTCAAAGTGATGTCGTATATATTTAACGTGGTCTACAGACTGACCTTGTTCCTCTGACACCCAAGCTATAAAGTTTTGTTTATCCTCTTGAGCAAATAAAAACTTATGCATAATCGCAGCTTTAGATAAAATACTTTTACCCATACCACGAGGTATTACATTACAAATACGTGCTCCTGGTTTATGTTGGATTAGTTTCTTAGCTAAGTCGTGGTGGAACTGAGGGCTTTCAGATTTGTGTAAGAAGTCTTGAGGCAAGAATACACGCCCAAAAAAGATTAGGTCCTTGTAAGCTTTAGCTAATATCTCATCTCTATCAGATAGTTCTGAAGCAGATGGGATTATATTAATCTTTTTGTTCTCCACTTTCAATCTTCTTTACTCCGCTTAGTTGTAATATTTCATCTTTACTAAATCCAGTAAAGGCTTGACCAAGTAAAAGCTGTTCTGATTTCTTTTCTTTTGGATACATACTTTGTATCTTCATAAAGTTTTCCAAAGCTCTTAGCTTTACAGCATCAGATGTATCTGGGTTATCAACAATGTCTCTGGCTTTTTCCAAAGTCCACTTCTTATCAACACCAATATCGGTCAGTAATTCTTCTATTTCTTTTTCCACTTCTTCTTTTATCCTAGTTTGTTTCAACAACACTGATGATTTCACAGATGCTGTGTTTTTATTATTCGTTTCAAAACATTCCAAGTATGCTTGAACGGGAACTTCGCCATGTGCTATCATCTTCACAAAACGAATCTCTCTCCAAGACAAAGGCTTTTCTTCAATGTTGGTTCTCTTTTTAAAAGAGTTGTAATCTTTTTTAGGCTTTCCTTCTAGCTTACCAGAACCAAAGCAGGGACCAAGCAAAGTAATGAAGTAATCATCCATAGCTTTGATGGTAGTATTCTTCATCGTCTTTCGTCTGAGTATCTGTGTGACCTTTCCGTCATCTGTCAATACCCAATCGTTTGGCTGTCCCTCTCTCCAATCCTGTACTAACTCAGCATCAGGAAATGATTCTCTGAACTCTGCCTCATTATCAAACACATAACGAGGAACGCCTTTAATAACTCTTCTATGCATTAGCCTTCAACAACATTACCCCACACCACGCACTTGCCCTTGACTATCTCAATGACTTCTACTTGGAAGTTCCCACCTGGGAAAAAGGTAATGATACTGAATGCGTGGTTCCAATTATGTAATCTACCACGTAACCATTTATTCTTCTCTCGAGACATATCCTTAAGACATCCAATCCCCCAAGCTCCAATGGTTCCTGCATCTAATTTTGTTAAGGTGTGTCGTTGAATATCGTGAGTATGTCCGTACATAATGTTAGCTCCATATGTCTCGAGATGTTTTTTGGCGTGATAAGTAGTAGCATAACTACCGTGTATAAAATTAATCTTTCCTAGTTTTAAAGGAACATTATATTCATAGTATTTATACCCTCTTTCTTTTAATCTACACGCAATCGGAAAGGTGTATTCACTCATATAAGGATACTTTTCTACAAAGTTATCCATCCATATCTCGTGATTTCCTTGAAGCATATGTCGTTCTTTTACATTATGCTTATCTAATTCTTTATCTATTATATCTAACCCATCATTAACATCTGCGATGTCTTGCTCACAATGCGGTATCTGATATTCTAGAGACGGAAGTTTCTTGCCTTTGTATTTCCACGCTGAAAAGTTATGCCATTCTCCTACATCACCTATGTTTACATAGATGTCTGGCTTAACTATTCCGATTGCCTGTAAAGCACAAGACAGTGCTTTCTCATCGTGCAATGGAAAATGCACATCTGGAAATACAATAGCTCGTTTAAGCTTTGACTTTTTCGCCATTATCTGCTACACTTCCCCACATATCGTCAGAGCCAACTAATTCAGGTGCATCAATACTTTCTACTACCTGAAACAATTCAATTAGTCTTTCCAATACATATGGTTCTTCTGCAAAAATTTCTGCATCACGTAGGCGTGATACTAAAAACTTTGCTCGTTCAATCCCTTTGGTAAGTTCCATTATTTTTTATCTTTCTTTTTTGGTGGTTTATCTGCTGATTCAAGACCATTTAATGCAGCAAACGCACCACGAACCTGTTCTATTGCTTTGACAGTCTCGTTTAGTTTTGCTACTAATCCTTCTCGTTGCTCCAACAATCTATCAAATTCTTGTTGATAGTGTTGTTTTTGTTCTTGTACTTGTTCTTTCATTATAAGGGTGTCTCCGTTGGTTTGTTAGAATTTATTATCTTTATTAGACTCTTTACAATAAATATCTTTATAAACTCTCAAAAAGTCATAATAATTACAAAAGTAGTAAATAGTTCTTGGAATAAAGGAAATAATGTCTTATCTTAAAGAACCTCTTTCAGGTTCCTACATTAGGGTATTACCCTATTAGGGTATCCCTATTAGGGTAACTCTATTAGGGTATTCCTATTAGGGTAACCCTTATTCGGGAACCCTAGCACCACACTACATATTAGGGAACCCGAAGTATTAGGGTACCCTACTCTCCAAAAAAATATCCCAAAAATATTTGGTGATTTTGTGTGAGCTTGTTTTATATATATATACCCCCCGTCAAAATGTAGATTGGAAATTTGGAATTGGGTTGAAAATTTGAGATTCTCAACCCGTAGCCAACTATGTTATTTAATTTTATCTTCTAATTGAAAAGCAACATCACAGAATAACTTTGCTAGAACATCTTGAAAAGAGAAATTGTTCATATAGTTTTCAACGTTGTAATCTTTCAAATCTTGAAAGAATCTTTTTTTATCTTTTGCTGTGTAATTCATTTCATTAAAATAGTGCTCAATGTATTCAATTAAGTAATCTTGTTGTATATGTTTCATTGTGTTTCCTTCTTGTTTATTTGTTTAGTTTTCAAGTTGTTTGATTCTATCTTGTATTTTATATACTTGTTCATAATATTCATTTTCTGAAAGTGGAAAATGTCCTTCTCCATAATATTCAATATCTTGTATTATTC